AAATTGATAAAGGCCTATATCGTTTATCAGGATTTGGAGAAGGCCAAAGAAACTATAGATAACGCCCGCGACACCTTTACACGCGGAAAATAAGTAATCATTATGCTAAAGATAAAGACGAACAAAGGTTATCTGGATTTAGGGGGAGACTTTACCGTACAGATTGATGAAAAATCCCCTGTCATGAACGACCGGGGATCGCAAACCGTACCGGTTACGGTTCCATGTACCGGCAACAATGCTAAAATAACCGGTTTTGCTCACCGTCTCGACATGGGTATAAAGCCGATGAATGAAGATCAGGCATGTACGGTATTGGACGGAGCATATAAACGTACCGGGAAGATAAATATTGTTTCCGCCGGTAAAAAAGAAGGTATTACCCTTAACATCGGCTTTGACAATTCGGAAGCCTACAGCGCATGGAAAGCAAAAAAATTAAATGCTATTACATTACCAGTGAAGGAGTATAGCAGCGTTAATTCTCTTTGCGCACATTTGCAACAAGTTTTAGGAGGTTATCAGACTGATTATGCCGTATTTCAGATTATGACCGGTAACGATTCGAAAGATAATCAGTTTTACCCTAAATACTTGAACTATATCACACCTGTATCAGAAGGAAGCAAAGTTTATCGGTTACGTTATCAAGCAAGAACAGAAACTTTTTTAGTAAATGGAACTCCGACTGCAGTAACACTTCCGGAAGGTTACGGCGTGACAGCCTTTTTATATGTATGGCGTGTACTGGAACTTGTTTTTTCCGAATTTGGATATACAATAATGGAAAATCCTTTTAAAACAGATAAACAACTTTATAACTTGGTAATCCTGAATAATGCGGCCGACTGTTGTGTTAAAGGAAAACTTTCTTACGCGGATTTGATGCCGGATTGTACGGTCGAGGACTTTTTAAACGCCCTTTATGTGCGTTTCGGACTGGTTTATAATGTTTCTTCCGATACGAA